GATTACTTGGACCAGTTCTTGGTAGACTTCAATCTGAATTATTAAAACCATTAATCGATAGAACTTTTGCATTACTACTTAGAAAAAATTTATTTAGACCAGCACCAGAATTTTTATCTGGTCAAGATATAGAAATTGAATATGTATCTCCATTAGCTAAAGCACAAAAATCTGCAGAGTTACAATCTATTATGAGAGGTATAGAAATATTAGGATCACTTGCAAATGTTGCTCCAGTATTCGATCATGTTAATATGGATAAACTTGTTAAACATTTAATGGATGTAGTTGGAGTTCCACAAAAGGTTTTAAAAACTCAAAACGAAGTTCAAGCTAAAAGAGAACAAGATCAACAACAACAAGCACAACAACAACAAATGGCACAGATGCAACAAGTTGCTGAATCTGCTGGAGCTGCTGCACCAATGGCAAAAGCATTACCAGAAGAAGCAAGAGCATTAATTAACTCAGAGGAATAATAAAAAAAGAGAAAGGATCTTATGCAAGATGAAAAAGCAGTACACGCTTATATAAAAAAACTACAAGAAAATTATAAACATATTTTTACATCAGATGAAGGTAAAGAAGTTTTATCTGATCTAGAAAAAAGATGTCATTATCATTCTACTACCAATGTTAAAGGTGATAGTCATGAGAGTGCATATATGGAAGGTCAACGAAGCATCCTTTTATTTATTAAACAAATGCTTCAAACTAATAAGGATAAATAAATATGTCAGAAGAACAGACAACTCAAGTAACTGAGCCTGTAGCAGAGACAACAGAAACTACAGAAACAGTTGCACCAACTATAGCAACAACAAACAATTCTACTCCAGCAACCTGGAAAGATTCAATCTCACAAGAGTTTAGAGAAGATCCAAACATTTCTAAATTTACTGAAATAGATGCGTTAGCTAAAAGCTATATCAACGCAACTAGAATGATTGGTCAAGATAAAGTTGCAGTACCAAATGAAAACTCAACAGATGATCAATGGAATGAAGTATATGGAAAACTTGGTAGACCAGAATCTGCTGATAAATATAAACTAGAAATTAATTCTGAAACAGCTCAAATTGATGAAAGTTCAATTAAATCTTTTGCAGAAAATGCTCACAAGCTAGGTTTAAATAATAAGCAGGCTCAAGGTATCTTAGAATATTATAAAGATTCTATGGAAGGATCTGCACAACAATCAAAAATAGATACAGAAACTGCACAAGCACAATCAGAAGCAGAACTCAGAAAAGAATGGGGTAGATCTTTTGATGAAAATTTAAAAAAAGCTGCATCAGTTGCTAAAGCTAATATGAATGAAGATGTATTAAATATGCAGTTAAAAGATGGTACTCGTTTAGGTGATCATGCTGCAATTATAAAAGGCTTTGCAAACATTGCTAATCTTATGTCTGAAGATAAGATGATTGGAACAGATGAAGATAGTGCTACAGGTGGTAGAAATCTTGATGAAGAGATTAGTAAAATTGTTAATGATCGTGATGGTCCATATTGGAATAAGGGTCATCCAGAGCATGATAAAATAGTTCAACAAGTGTTTACTTTAAGATCAATGAAATAATGGATAAAGAAGAAGTAAGACTAGAAATATTAAGAATGGTATTGGAAAGTGGATCAGAAAAAATAAAATCTGATCCCTTGCCAAGCTGTGAAAAATATTATACATGGGTTTCTAAGGAGAATGAAAATTCTCCCAAGAAAAGTAAGACAATTCGAAAGAACCTTACTGACAACAAGGAATAGACTTGTAGTCTAAAAGACTTTAAATCCAAGAGAAGCCAGATTTTCTGAGAACGTCTCTGTTTTGTTTTAACATTAACTTAACAATAATAGGAGACATAATATGTCAACTGAAATAACAAAAGCATTTGTAGAACAATACAGTTCAAACATACAAATGTTATCACAACAAAAAGGTTCTCTTCTTAGAGATAAAGTAAGATTAGAATCTGTAACTGGTAAGAACGCATTCTTCGATCAAATCGGAAGCGTTACTGCTACAGTAAGATCAACTAGACACTCAGACACTCCACAAGCTGATACTCCTCACTCAAGAAGAAGAGTTTCACTTGTTGATTATGAGTTTGCAGATCTTGTTGATGATCTAGATAAAGTAAGAATGTTAGTAGATCCTACTTCTTCTTATGCACAAGCTGCTGCTTATGCAATGGGAAGAGCAATGGATGACGCTATCATCGCTGCTGCAACTGGTTCATCTGACACAGGTGTTGCTGGTGGTACTGCTGTTGCATTACCTGCTGGTCAAAAAATCGCTGAAGCTGGAACTGCTGGTTTAACTATCGCTAAATTAAGACAAGCGAAAGAAATCATCGATCTAGCTGATGTTGATCCTTCACTAAAAAGATACATCATAGTATCTCCAAAACAGATCACAGATCTATTAGGAACTACTGAAGTAACTTCAAGTGATTTCAACACAGTAAAAGCGTTAGCATCTGGTGATGTTAATACTTTCTTAGGTTTTGACTTCTGTGTTACTAACAGACTAGCTATTGCTTCAAGCAAAAGAAAATGTATCGCTTTCGTACAAGATGGTGTTGCATTAGCTGTTGGTAAAGATTCTACTGCTAGAATCGATGAAAGATCTGACAAAGGTTACGCAACTCAAGTTTACTATTCTGCTGCATTCGGTGCGACTAGAATGGAAGAAGCTAAAGTTGTAGAAATACTTGCTCACGAAGCATAGTAAATAAATTTTAGGGGGTGGAAGCGAGAGTGGAAACCCCCTAGAGTGCATGGCAAAAGAAACAAAAACTTTAGAAACTGTAGTACATTTAAAGAAAGGTAATTATATTTACAGATATGTATTAGTAGATAGATTCCAACATGATGGTAAAAATCATTATGGTTTTGACAAAAAACAAGGTAAGACAACAGAAGAAATATTTGCATTAAATAATAATAGACAAATAAGACGCAAGTATATAATAAGGAAGTAATATGGCATCAGTAGTAGACATTTGTAATGGAGCATTAAATCAACTAGGTGCATCGACTATACTTACACTTACAGAAGATTCAAAAAACGCAAGACTTTGCAACGCAAGATACACACAAATTAGAGATAGTTTATTTAGATCTCATCTTTGGAATTGTTTAACTAAAAGAGTTGAACTTGCAAAAGATACTGAAACTCCTTCTTGGGGTTTTTCATATCAATTTACTTTACCTGCAGATTGTTTGAGAGTAGTTACAATTTTAAATTATGATTATGATTATAAAGTTGAAGGTAGAAAAATTTTAGCAAATCATGGTACATTAAAAATTCAATACATAGCTAGAATAGAAGATCCTAATCAGTATGATGAACTATTAAGAGAAACTTTATCAGCGTCATTAGCTGCAGATATTGCTTATGCCGTAACTTCATCTAACCCTACTACACAAAATATGTATAATTTATTTCAAGACAAATTAAGAGAAGCAAGATTCGTAGATGCAACTGAGGGTCAAAGTACAAATCCAGACAATGGTCAATCAGATGTTATTGGATCTTCTTCGTTCATAAACTCAAGGTACTAACCTATGGGTAGAGTTGCTGTTCAGCTAACCAATTTTACTGGTGGAGAATTATCACCAAGATTAGATGGTAGAAATGATTTAACTAAATATAATTCTGGATGTAAGACTTTAGAAAACATGGTTGTATATCCTCATGGATCTGCATCAAGAAGATCTGGTACACAATTTGTATCAGAAGTAAAAGATAGCACAAAAAAAACTAGATTAATTTCTTTTGAATTTTCAACAGTACAAACTTATGTATTAGAGTTTGGTGATCAATACATAAGATTTTATAAAGACAATGGTCAGATATTATCTGGTGGTTCAGCTTATGAAATTAGTTCACCTTATTTAGAAGCAGAATTATTTGATATTAAGTTCGCACAATCTGCTGACACAATGTATATTTGTCATCCCAATCATGCTCCTAGAAAATTAACTAGAACTGGTCACACTAACTGGACATTAACTAATGACGTTATAATTAATGGACCATTCATGGATCACAATATTGAGACAACTACAGCATCTCCATCTCATAAAAGTGTTGGTCAAACATCTACAGTTACATTTTCAGCAGTAACAGGTATTAATTCTAATCAAGGTTTTTTATCTACAGATGTTGGTAGACTTCTTCATATTAAAGATGGTCATTTAAAAATAACAAGTGTTACATCTACAACAGTTGTGGTTGGAACTGTTATTATAGATTTAAACGAAACAGGATCTACTACAGATTTTGCGTTAGGTTCATTTAGTGATACTAGTGGTTATCCTTCTTGTGTAACTTTCTTTGAACAACGATTAGTATTTGCAGGAACAACTGTACAACCTCAAACTTTATTTTTTTCAAGATCAGCAGACTATGAAAATTTTGATGATAAATATCATGAAACAGTAGCTGATGATGACGCTATTGTTTATACGATTGCTTCAAACCAAGTTAATGCAATTAGATTTATGACAGCAACTAGAACATTAATTATAGGTACTGCAGGTGGTGAGTTTGCAGTTAATGGAGCTGGTGTAGGAGAAGCTATTACTCCAACAAATATTTTAATTAACAAACAATCAAATCATGGTGCAGCAAACGTAGATGGTATTGCTGTAGGTAATGCTACATTATTTTTACAACGTGCTAAAAGAAAAATTAGAGAACTAGCTTTCAACTTTGATGTTGATGGTTATGTTGCTCCAGATTTAACTATTCTTGCAGAACACATTACTGAATCTGGTATTACACAAATGGCATATCAAGAAGAACCTAATAGTATTATTTGGTGTGTTAGAACTGATG